TATACACCTGAAGATGTCGAGAAGAATCATGGACATGCTCCAGGTCTTGTAGAAAAACTTAAAGCAGCATTAGAACATGCACCAAAGATTGCACCAAAGAAAGGTGTATTCCAAGGTGATGTGATGTTCACTAAACCTGATCTTAAGAAAGAAGGAGACAAAACTTCTTTCACACCAAACACTATCACTTATGGTGCAAAGGGTGACAAAGCTACATCAATTAATAAATCTAAATTTGGTTTAGTTACTCATACCAAATACGAAGGAACTAACCTAAGCAACATGCGTGCAACTGGTAATGTTTCTGAAGGTGACTTCGGCTCTCACTCAGACATCTATCACCACACTGCCAGCTACGATGCTGCAGGTGCAAAGTACTCTGAACAATCTCAACAAAAAGTGCTTGGAGAATTATCCAAAGCCAAGACTATTCATGAGACTCATGGTGCCAAGATGTATAAAGCAATTCACGCAGAGCATAGCGGTGAAGCAGGACATCTAGCAACCTACATCAATCAAACAGTTCGTACAGGTGAAACACCTTCCACTGAAGGATTCTCTGCTCATGTTTCTTCTCAGTTGAAGAAGAAGTTTGAAAAGATTAAAACTCCTGCCAAGAAGCAAGAGATTATGGATAATGCTGGTAGTCAATTAGCACACATTGACAAGAACAAAGAACACTACGACAATCTACTAAAGATGCATGGTCATCTTGCCAATGCCAAGAATGAATTGGTCAATAGTCTTGAATCAAACGAAGGTGGATATGAGCATTCTATCGGTGGGGTTGCTTCCAAACCAGAAGGTTTTGTTTACAATCATACTCACAATGGTGTAACAGAGCCAACCAAGTTGGTCAATCGTGCAGAGTTTGCTCGTCAGAATCTGTTGAAGTCTCGTGGAGCACAAGAAGGTAATACTAATGCTTCTGATAATCATCATACAATCGCATTTGGTCGTATGAACCCACCAACTGCTGGTCATGAGAAACTTGTTCAACATATGCAGAACACTGCCAAGAAATTCGGTGGTGGACATACTCTAGTTCTATCTGGTTCTCAAGATACAACTGCAGCTGAAAAGAAGAAAGCAAAGAATCCTCTTTCTCCTGAGCAAAAATTAATGCATGCGCAAAATGCATTTCCTGGAACTAATATCAAAGTTGCTGATAAACAAAGTCCAACTATCCTTCAACAAGCAGCAGACTTACATAAACAAGGTGTGACTCATCTACACTTTGCTGGTGGTGAGGATCGTAAACCAATGGCTGAATTACTCAAGAAATATAATGGAGTTAAAGGTGCTCATGGAGAGTATAACTTTAAAGACATTACATTTGAGAACGCTGGTAAACGAGACGAAAATGCTAAAGGTGTTGAGGGTGTCTCTGGAACTAAGTTAAGAGGGTTAGCATCAGCAGGTAAGAAAGAAGAATTCCATTCTCATCTATCGAGCCAGATGAAACCAGAACATAAAGATGCTCTTTACAACGACCTAAGGAAAGCGATGCAATGAAAAGATTAATCCTAGCACTATCATTAGTAGTTCTTTCTGGCTGTGCAGTAATCTTTCCCAAGCCACATGACCCAGTTATGTTTGGTCAAGCAATCGAGATTAAAGTAGGACTAAGTAAGATTAGCTGTGAAGACAAGTCCAATTGGCAACCAGTTTTGGACAAAGTAGAAACTCTCAAAGTTTACTCTTTCGAACGAGGTGATCCTCAATCGGATGCATTCGGCAAGATGGAAGAAGCATTAAAGAAAGCCAAAGAAAGCAAGAGTGCTTTATTCTGCGAGAGTATTGTTAAACTTAATAAAACACGAGTCGATGTAACCATCGATGCTTGGAAGGGTAGATAAAATGAGTATCTTAAACGAATTAAGAGAACAGGTTGGACTAGGTGGTCCAGCAGCATCATTGGCAAACGAACTCCTAGTAATCCACGAGAACTATGCAGCAGGACAATTAACTTCTGAAGAGTATGCATTCCTTCTACAAGAGATAGCTGACATCCGTGCACAACAAGAACTAGCCTCAGACGAAATCGCCTGTCGTTGGATCGTTGCTGCAGCACAGGGCATGCTAGCTGTAATGTAAGGATATAAACTCCTAAATAATATGTACTACTTTATAGATGGATCGTATGAAAGATTATAGACAACTAATCAAAGAATTACCGTCAACAACCTTAGTTTGTGCCTTCGGAGATTTCGATCCTCCAACTACAGCACATGAATTAATGGTTAAGACTGTCAATAGACTGTCAGAGCAAAAGAATACTGACCATGTCATCTACGCATCCACTAAAGATAGCCTAATTCAAGAAGAGAAGAAGGAACAATACCTCAAGTTAATGTTCCCTAAGACTAAGTTCCAATCTGTGAACGAGTCTAAGATCAATAACCTTCTAGAAGATTTGGGTAAGAAATATAAGAAGATTGTAATAGTTACTGGAAGCGAACAAGTCGATAAACTAAAGAAACTTGTTAAAGAAAATACCTCCATCCAAATTATTCCAATCACGGAAAAGAATCCTGATGTCAACTTTGCTAAAATGAAGCAGTTGGCGATTAAAGGATTGTACGAAGAATTTAAAAAGAAGCTACCAAGCAACATTCGTGAACTTGATGGTCGTCGTCTAATGAACGATGTCCGCATTGGCTTAGGTTTAGAACCAGTCAAAGAAAACTTAATTTTAGTTAAAAATAAACTCCGTGAAGAATATTTTCGTGGAGAGATTTTTAATGAAGGTGACATTGTAGAATCAAATGGTGATTTGTTTACAATCGTTAAGCGTGGTTCAAATCATTTACTATTAAAAGAACAGTCAGGCAATCTCGTTTCCAAATGGATTCAAGATGTTAAACCTACGGAAGAAAAAGAAATGAAAGAAGCAGTCATACAACCAAACGGCACAGATAAACTAGAGCCATCTACATCAGATACTGGTGCTAAACAAGACATCACTAAGCCAGCTGGTAAGACTAAAGGTTTCTTGACATTCTATAATTACAACATGAAAGAGTCGCATCTTACTGATGAAGACGATACTGAAGAGTTAAACACATATAATCCAAGTGAAGTTGGTCATACATTAGTTCCTGGAAGTGCTCACCATCTTCGACATATGAAAGTTAAATATCAAACAGAAGATGTAGATCAAGTTGCTAAAGAGAGAATGAAAGCGCAGTTGGCTCTCAAACATGCTAAAGAAAAAGAAACTCTTGATGCTAAGCATACACAAGAAAAAGAAAACATTAATGAACTATCAACTGATATGTTAGCAAGATATAAAACAGGTGCAGCTGCATCTGCTAAAGCAGCTGATGCCTCTGGTGACTATGCCAAAGGTGACAAACGATTTAAAGGTATCAACAAAGCAACCAACAAACAATTCGATAATGATCTAAAGAAACATGGTCAAATGAAAGAAGAACTAGACGAAGAACATATCGTTCATGTTGATGATGGTAGCAAGTATGGCGAAGAACCTCATGACAAAGATGTCGAACATGTAATGGCTGGTGCTAAAACACATGGTGGTGAATTCCATGGTCACTCAGATAAGGGTGCTTTCTTCAAATTCAAATCACATAGTGATGCTAAGAACTTTGTAGATCATGTTAAAAGATCCCCTCATAAAACTGTTGGTGCAGATCTACATGAAGAAGCTGATTTAGAAGAATCCCGTGGACATAAAATTATTGCCACTAAACTAAAAAATATTGAAACTGCTCGTAAGGCATTTTCTGGTGATAAAGCAGTTTGTCCAAAATGTGGTAAACACGAGTGTGCTTGTGGCGAACAAAGACCTGGAGTTGGTACTGACTCAACAATGTCAAAAGACCCATTCTTCAAAGAAGATTTTACTGATGCAGAAATTGAAGAAATGGTAGACTCTGTTACTGATCAAGACATTGAAGATCTCTATGAAGAAGATGAAATCGTTTTAGTGTATGATGACGATGGTGAAGAAATCCCACCACTACAAGAAGAAGCCAAGTATGATCTAATGGAAGTTCTTTCTCGCACAGAAAGAATGAAAGGTAAGATTCGTCTCCGTAAGACTTCTGCAAAGCGTGGTCGTTCAACTAAGATTGCATTAAAGAGATTCTCAAACCCAGCAACTATTAATAAACGAGCAAGAAGATTGGCGATTAAACTAATGAAGAAGAGAATGCTTCGTGGTCGTGATCCTGCTAAAGTTTCTATTGGTGAAAAAGAACGAATTGAAAAAATGATGTCAAAGAGAAAAGATATTATCTCTCGTGTTGCTCAGAAATTAGTTTCTAGAGTTCGTAAAGTAGAAAAGTCTAGAATGTCTCATGGTAAAGTAACTAAAGGAGCAATGCCAAGTGTCTTTTAAATCATTTGCAGAATATTTAAATGAGTCCTGTGATTGCTGGAAAGGTCACAAGCGAGTTCCAGGAACTAAACCATGCGCACCTGGATCTTGTGTTAAAGAAGAAACTGTTCAAGAAGCAGCAGTTGATGCCAAAGGACACAAGAGTTCTACTGGTGGTCTGACTCAAAAAGGTCGTGACGCATATAATGCTAAAGGTGCTAATTTACAAGCACCAGTTACCACTCCTCCATCTGAATTAAAAGCTGGAAGCAAAGCAGCAAATCGTAGAAAATCTTTCTGTGCACGAATGGGTGGCATGGAAGGTTCAATGAAGAAACCAAATGGCGAGCCAAGTCGTAAAGCACTCGCACTTAGAAAGTGGAACTGTTAAGATGAACGAAACATTATTAGAAGCAAGAGTTTGCCTAAGCAATACATTTTTGATGTATTTCAAGGCACACTCTTATCACTGGAATGTGGAAGGTAAAGACTTCCCTCAACTACACGAATTCTTCGGTAATCTATACGAAGAACTCTATGGTGCAGTCGATCCATTTGCAGAAGAGATCCGTGCAATGAACGAGTATGCTCCAAGAAAC